ATGTTCAGATAGTATAGGTGGTATTAAGAAAATCTATATCGCTGGTGGTTCAGGTACAACATTAGGTGGTGTTACCGGTTTCACTTACGATGCTGATGATCAAATCACAGGTGCAACAAACGCGGCTGATACTGTATTCTATGGATTTGAACTTAAAAGAGGAACATCTTCTTTAACTCAGAATATTCAAAAGTCATTTGAGAATGGAACAATTTACTTTGACCAAGAATTGGTGGCTGTAATGTTCAAGTATGACGCCGATAAAAGATTAATTCTACAGAATTTGACTCAGAAGGACAACCTTCAAATCATAGGTATTGACCAAAACGACACTCAATATATGTTGGGTCAAGTAAGAGGTATGTACACATCTGCGGGTGCTGCTACTACAGGTCTTGCACTTGGTGATAGAAACGGATTTGAGATTACCTTCTTAGGACAGGAACCTGTACCAGCTAGAGTAATCGATGGTACACTTGCAACTGTATTCTCAGGTGCAACATTTGTAGGATAATTGTAGAGAAGGGTTGTACCTTTTCGATTATCTATATATTCCTTAAAAGGAGTGCGGGTACCCGCCTCCTTTTTTTTTGCTATATGATTCCAAAATCAAAATATTTATATTTAGTAATATAGAGTTATCTTATGGTTATATTAAATAAAGGTCAAGAAAATGAATTGGTTTTGAATATTAACAATAATTCAAGGTCAACATTTACCGGATATACTTTAACATTTGTTCACGCACTTTCACAAGAAAGTAAGTCATATGTCATAGATACATCAAATCCTGCACAATACGGTCAAAATATCAGATATTGTGAAATTATATTGGATTTGACAACTAATGATTTACCATATGCCGGTCAATACTCATTACAGATATTCGGTGATGGTACTTCTTTGGTATATACAATTATGTGTGATGTTGTTGATACCAATCCTTCTGATGAATTTATTTCATACCAATCAAATAACGAAGATAATAGTAACTACATATACATACAATAATATGAGTAATGAAATGAAAAAATATGATTTAGGTTTGGTTAAGTTCACACAAGAACCTATTCTTCCTAAATTTACAGAGATTCTGCAAAGAGTACCCTATGTGTTATATGGTGAAAATAACCTGATGCCGAATTATCTAATTGAAAGATATAATAATTCCGCAATACACAAAGCAATTGTTTTATCTAAAGTAAATCAAATTTTGGGTGACGGTATAGTATCACTTAACAATCCAATGGCAAGTATTAATCTTATTAATAACAAGGAAAATGTACACGATGTAATGAAGAAATGTGCATTGGATTTGGTTTTATTTGGAGGTTTTGCATTGAATATAATTTGGAGTAGAGATAGAAAAACCGTTGCAGAAATATACCATATGGACTTTTCAAAAGTTAGATGTGGTAAAATAAATCCTGAAACAGATGAAATTGAAAAATATTATCACTCAGCTGATTGGACAAGTATTAAAAAACATCCTATTAGTGAATATCCTACATTTAGTCAGGATGAAAGTGACCCGAGTCAAATCCTTTATTACAAATCCTACCAACCAAATAATTCTTACTATCCTGTTCCAGATTATTCTGGTGCTTTGGCTGCTATTGACATTGATGTACAAATCAAAGAGTTTCACTCCAACAACTTAAAAAATGGAATGTTACCAAGTCTTTGGATAGATTTTGTGAATGGTATTCCTGATGAAGACCAAAAGAGAATTATTACACGTGCATTAGAAGAACAATATACTTCTGTTAACAATGCCGGTAGACCAATCATTTCATTTAATGAGAGTGCGGAACTATCACCAAGAATCACACAAATTCCTGCGGCATCTTCAGACGGATATTACTCGGCAATTTATGATGATATTATTAGAACCATCCTGTCAGGTCATAGGATTAGTTCTGGTGAACTTTTTGGTATTAGTACGAGTGGTAAGTTAGGTTCAAGAAACGAGATTGTAGATCACTCAGAATTTATCCGTAAGACGGTTATAATGCCGTATCAAGACGAACTATTACCTGTGTTCAATAAATTAGTTAGTCTTAAGACACAAAAATATACAACATTTGAAATTAAACCAATGTCAATCTATGAGGTTGGTGATGTGGTTGAAAAACCAGTTGTAGAAAATAAACCTGTAGAACCAATTCAACAATAACCTATGGCTAATGTATTATTAATATCAGAAGGTAAACTCAAATCCTTCACCAATATAAACAAGAACGTAGATATTGACGCCATTCGTGCAGAGATAAGTGTTGCACAGGATTTACACCTTCAACCATTATTGGGAACAAAATTCTACAAACATTTATTATCACAAGTATCTGCAACAGGTAATACTTTTAATAGTGATGAATTGGAATTGGTGAACGAATATATCAGTCCATTTTTAATAAATGTTTCATATTTTGAAATGATTCCCCACCTACATTTTCGTACAATGAATAGGGGGATTGTAGAGGGACAAATGGAATCTGCTACATCAGTAGATGCTGAAACAATGAAGTACCTTAGAGGTATTCAAAAACAACGTTCAGAGTTTTATAAACAAAGATTACAAGACTATTTGATCACCGGTGAGGGACAGAACAAATTCCCTGATTATCTTTCATATTCTACATTAGATGGTATGATACCTGATAAATCAGCTAAATACAACTCACCAATTGTGTTGAATCATACTACAAGATATGGTTATTCAAAACGTGGTTACCCTGGTGGTATGAATAATTTAAAATCTTATAGTGAGATTGAATCATCTAATCCACCTTGTTACGATTGTTATTAATATGAATACAGAATTATTATTAGTTATATCAAACGCATTGACCGCTATTGCGGGTTTCTTTATCGGTAAGAGACGCAGCGATGCTGAGACAGACAATCAGGTATTACGTAATCTTGAGTTATCAATTGGATTATATAAAAACATTATTGATGATTTAAAAGAAGAAATACACGAGTTAAACAATAAGATACAAGATCTTGAAAAGAAGGTTGAAGCATTAATGACTGAAAACCGTAAATTGAAAAAAAGAACCGTTTTGTAATGAGAGAGATAACATTACCTTACCCAACAGAAGAAGAATTATTTCCATATAACAAATCAAAATATTTTAATCGATTATTATTAGAAATGAATTTATCACAAGTATTAAAGGTAAATCATTATATACTTTCTGATTGGATTAGTGATAACTATGATAGTATTTATTTATACGAAAAAGAATTAAAATTTAAACGATGAACAAAAGTCAAAAATTTGAAATGATTAGACGAATCAAATTGGATTTGTCTGATGTTAAGATAAATAAATTTGAGGATGGTGAAAAAAAGGGTTTAGAAGGAGTTTGTTGGCCTGGATATGAGGCTATAGGTCTTAAACCAGATGGTTCACCAAATTGTGTACCAATTAAAGAAGAACAATCAAAACAAAATTTTGTAATACCTTCACCTGAAGGTGGTGAAAATGAAAATGATTTTATTTCAAGATGTATGAGTGATTTGAACGAAGAATTTCCAGATGAATCACAACGAGCGGCTGTGTGTTATAAATCTTGGAGGGGTGAATAATTTTTAGAATATTTTCCGTGTTTGAACGAATAATGTTCTTTACCTGATTTAAAATTAATTAAATTATTTTTTATTGCGTGTTTGGTGTTTTCACTATGAGTACACCATTCTAAATTAGAAAATAAATTATTATGTTTATCACCATCAATATGATTTACACAAGGTAAATTATTTGGGTTATCGATAAAATGAATGGCAACGAGTCGATGTATTAATGGGTATGTTTTACTCTTATCTTTAGACAATGTTACTGATAAATATCTACTGTTTGGTGATGGTCTTAATAATCTTTCTTTTCTAATAACTCCCTTTTCATTTTTGTTATAACAACTATTAGGATAATAAACAATTCTTTCGGTTGATTTAACATTACCAAAATTGGATACGAAGTATAAACCTTCAAAACCGATAATTTCTTTCCACATTTCTTCCATAATTCAAAGATATGAAATATTTATATAAGGACAAAATAAATAAACGAACACTAAACAAAAAAACCCCTTCCAAATTAATGGTCGGGGTTTTACGTTTAATAGAAGTTATGAGAAACTATTAAAC